ATGTATAATTTCGCGAGTAAACTTATCTTTGCCTAATGTTTCGACGTCTGCTTGTAAACGTGGACTAGATCCCCAGTAGGTCTTCCAATCTGTTTCTACAACTTCATGTCTTTTATTTTTCTTGCCTTTTAGAGGTGGTCTCTTTTTGATTGTAATAAAATATTTGCGGCCGATATAATCATGCCCGTTGGTCGTATTAGTTATTCTGTATATAAAGCCATAATAAGTGCCAATATCCCCGGAATCAAAAGGTACACCGTTATAAGTCCAAGGATATTCATATGCCATAATGCTATTTATTTTTACAATTGCTATTGTGAAATCTTTTAATATTAGTAAGGTTTTGAGATTGAATACCACAAATATCACAACTGTGCCAAGGGCGTTTTGCCTTCCACTCTTCTGTCATTTGTATGTTTTTATTCCAAGCAACTTGACCTATGTGTGCTTTGCTAATATTAAACTTAGCAATATCTGATCGTTTTTTACCTGATAATGCCTTACTTAATTTTTCTCTTGTTGAATCTGAAACAATTTTTCCTGTTTGTGCTTGAGATATACGTGTCTTGTGCTCTTGCGAACGAATAGATCCGCTCGCTCCTTCTCCGCCGTTTGAAAGATTTATTAAAATACCTGTTCCTAAATCTTTACGACCATATTTTTCAATTAGCATAATTTCGAGGGCCATTGCTTCTTGTTCAGTTAACTTATCTTTAATAATTTGAATATGTTCTTTATTTGAAGGTATTCTATTATTGTGTCCTATATATGCTCGGTTGTTTTTACCTTTTCCTATATAGTATGGTGTACCTGCTAGAGCAGTAGACGAATCCTTTTCTCTGAGGTACTGGTATACGTAATAAATATTCATGCTGACATTCCTTTACAATGTTAGAGTAGTTGGGGTTCCTACACCCGCGAACTACACTACTATTTATTTAAAATGACAGCATTTTCTGTTATTACTTAGCGGACATTTCGTTCTTTTTGGTTTGGATTTCTGCACGACGAGCTTTAGCTAGTTTGCCTAAATCACCTAATGCACCACGAGCACGTGCGGCAGCGGCTTTAACACCTTTGCCTTCAAATTTTTCTGATTCTGCTGTGTATGTTTCTACTGCTGCTAAGATTTGTTCATGTAATGTTGCCATCTTTACTTCTCCTTGTTGTTATGTGTATTTAACCACCTACAGTGGCGGTTAAATTATTTTACGTCTACGTCTGTGTTATATGTGGTAAATCCATTTTCTTTTACCACAGTTAAAATATTGTTTACTCGACCTGCTAGTTCGTCTTTATGCGATACTAACCACACGCTCTTATTACTTTCACGTGTCATTTTCTTAAGGATAGCTAGGGCATTTTCTACACCACTAGTATCCATACCGCTGTCAACAAGCTCATCGATAAACAATAAGTTAATTGGTTGATACAAACTTTCCCACACATCACGGAATGCCCATGACAAGCTAAGGATAAGTCTGTTACGTTCACCACGGCTTAAGTTATCAAAATCTAACTCACGCCCTAGTTCTTGGATCTCTACGCTTAGATCATTTAAGAATTTAACCTGATGCGGCAATCCAATTTTATCTAAGTAGTAGCTTAAGCGAGCATTTAAATAGCTTAAGTTCTGATCAATAATGCGTTTACGAATATAACTGTCTTTATTCGTTAATAGTTTATGTAAAAATTCCTGATGCTCTTTGTAGCGAGTTAACTCATTCATATTGGAGTAATCAATATCAGCAAGTGCGGTAGTGCGCATCTCAGCAATCTGCTCAGTATATGGATCTGTTTCTATACGCTTACCTTCTAATTGCGTTTGTAGGCTAGCCACAGAACTACGATGATGGATAGCATCTTCTTCTTTATCGTAGTAAACTTTAGGTTGTTGCCCTAATTCGCCTAAGGCATTCTTGGCATCACCTAATTCTAATAATAGTTGTTCAGCAGTGGTATATGCTAACGCGGCCTCTTCTAATGAGGCTTGTTTAGCTGTTAATACCTCTTCATGTTTGCTGTCGTGCATTTCTTGTCCGCAGGCATAACACTTATGATATTTTAAATCAGCAATTTCTTTATCTAATTTCTTAATAGTTTTCTGTTCACGATCCATATCACTACTAGAACGCTGTAAAGCTGTGTTTAGATCAGCAAGGTCTCTACGCTTTTGATTATACGCAGTTAGATCTTTGTGCGCAGCAATCTCTGCGTCGATGTCAATGTGCGACAGTTCTTCTATTGCGGCTTCTAATTTAACAATATCTTCTTTATGTTTAGTCTGCCACATGACTTGTCTACGTTCTAAACTAACGATCTGTTCTTCGATACGTTTGTTAGCATCTGTAATAGCTTTGATATTAAATTCTTCTTGAGTAATAGCATCTTTAGTTGCTTTACTCTGTTCTTTAAGTGCTTCTGCTTTTTCACTTAATAAAGTAATACCAAGTAGCTGTTCAATAATAGTACGTTGTTCATTAGCTTTCAAACTTAAAAATGGTTCTGTGTAGGTATTAAGTGCTACAATATGTTTAAACATATCATGGCTCATACCTAGCAAGCGTTCAATTTCAGCTTGCGTTTCACGACTGTCACCTTGACTGTTATCATCTTTGGATTCTTGCTCTTGATCTCCAATATAAAACTTCATTACATTACTCTTGCGACCACGCTCAATCTTATAGTCAATGCCATTAACTTCAAAATCAATAGTAACTAACATGTTTTTAGCGTTGGTTTTATTAATTAGGTTATCTTTACGAATATTAGTTAAGGCATTACCATAAAGCGCATAACTTAGAGCATTAATGATAGTAGTTTTACCTGTGCCATTACGTGCTCCGCTGTCGTCACCACCTAGGTCAATATTTTCGCCTAAGACTAGTGTCAAGTCTTTGCGATCAAAGTTGACGGCTTGCGTAGCATTACCCACGCTCATAAAGTTTTTAACTGTAAGATGTTTAATTTTGAACATAGTATCGATTTAAGTTATTTTGACATTGTATATCAAGTTTTGCTGATTGACTAGCAGTAAATTCATTGATTAGAAAGTTATAGTTATATTCTAACACATTAGCCATGTCCTTTCCTAGAGTAATTAATTCATTTGTTGACATCTGGCTAATTTCTTTTATAATATTAAACACAGCTATCATTCTATCAGAATGGTCCTCAATAGAATCATAACTTTCGTCCCACCAAAAACTAAATGTTTGAAATCCATATTCTTGTAATTTTTTAAGATTTCCTGGAGGACCAACCATTACAAACGGACGCTTAGCCGCAATACCTTTAAAGCTCTTCTCAGACACAAACGGTCCGGGATACGAAAACATAGTTTCGGCAGCTATGTATAAAAATGCCTGTTGTGTTATATTAGAATTTGCTCTAACAGCCATGTCATTGTCATATATGACAATGACATTGTCATTGTCATATATTTCGACGAAATTTTTAAATTTAAAAGAATCAATAGCTTGAGTAATAAATTGATCATAAACACTATTAAGATTAGAATTCAATAACCAGGTTTCATTGCATCTTGTAAAAGGTATTGTAGATAGCATCTGTATGTGATTAGTATTGATTTGTTCATTAGTGGCATTACTAGGTTGTATAGGAGTTTCTTTCCCTAAGAACATTGATACCATGCCCTGATCTAATAGATTCGCTTGGGCTAATAATGAGAATAATAATACTCTATGTTTACGGGTTACTCTACTTAAAAAAATAAATGACTTTTCGATTAAGTTGAGATTTAAATCTATTTTAGGTATTTCATCTATTTTTAAATAAATATCTAGCCAAATATCTATTACATCAATATTTGTGGTATCGTGTCCGATTTCTCGATTGATTTGTACAACTTCTTGTTTTAGATAAGTTTGCGATGTTAGGATTATACAAAAATAATTGGGTATATCTAAATTATACAATATTTTTTGTATATTACGAATAGTAAATCCTTGACCATTTAGATAATAGTCAGTATCTTCGAAGACAAAGATAATACGATCATTGGGATTATAGTAATCTTTCTTTAAAGTTGACAGTAACTTATACAATTCAAAAGGTTGCCAATCATACTGAGTCACATGGATAACAGCAATGACATTAAAATACTTACCAAGTTGTGATATAGCATCATTAAAATTCATTATAGGTGTCTGTAGATATCCAATAATAAGTTAGGATCATAATGATCACTGTTGATATTTGTTAAGTTGTTTGTAACAATAGTGTCTATGCTTTCGAATTGTACATTGCCTAGTTGAATGTCTTGGCCAATATCCATATTTTTAGCAGGTATTAATGTAAGCTCTCGTAAATTATAAGTACCTACGAATGTTTCTTTAATAAACGTAGCTTCTTCATAAGTAATATCAACATCGATATTAACACGACAGTGCATATCCTTCAGTAACAAGTTTTCTGGAATACGTAGAATATCACTTAGGTTATACACACGATACTTGGGTTGATCGGGCCACGCATGAAATTCAGGAGCCTTACCCCAATCTAAGATCATCATTCCACGATCATCGTCACCGGCATCTGCGTAGTTATGCGGGAAACAATTACCAATATAGGTAATATTCTTAGTTGTTTGACGTTTATGGAAGTGACCAGTGAACACATGATCTATATGACCAAAATGTTCACCACGCAACTCTCCGTGTTCTGGCATCTGTACCATGGCATTCATAAAGAAGTGTGGTAATTCAAAGTGGCCAAAACAGTATTTGCCTTTTAGCTTAGGTACCCGTTTATGATCGTCACCGACGAGCCAAGGAGCAATGACAACGTCACTGTCCGAAAACCACTCATTAATAATTCTAACATTGGGTAGGTGTTTTGCCCACTCCACGCTTTGTATGTCACGCTTATCTCTATAGTAGAGATCGTGATTGCCAGGTATAAAGTAGACCACATCAAAGGCCTCATTTAATAACTCCAGTGCTCGTAAACTATAGTTAAGTGTTAGTACATTAATAGCGGCTCTATTATTGTGATAGTCGCCTAAAAAGAAACAAGTTTCACACCCTTGTTCTTTAGCTTTAGTAATAAACCATTTGATGAAGTTTAAGCAGTCTTCATTGTGTTGTGTGCTATTGCTTTTTAAGCCAAGATGGATATCTGTAAATACTGCAGCTTTTTTGAATAAGTTACTCATGTGCTCCTACAATTAATTAGTGGGTCTCTTAATTTTACTATCTTATATCCCTTAAAGTCAACTTTTTTAGCACATATTTTTAAGCCATATTTAATATTAAGTTTTAAATCTTTTTCTGCGGCACCAATTGATTGGTAAACCCGCACTTCATTTGTTGGTAATGTTACCTGTACCATAATACTGTATTTTGAGTGTTGTTTTTTTTCTTTTTCAGTAAAGCCAATTTTTGCTATTCTATCCAATCTGGTTTGTATTTTTTTCTTATAAGATTGTCTTTCCGCTTTGCTTAATCCATGTTTAGCATGTTTTCTTTTTAAGGTTTCTGCTCTTTTAATAATATGCTCTTCTTTTATATAACCAAACCCACCTGCGGCATCATTATTAAGATTATAATACAAAGGATTATCTTTTATGTTTGGCACAGAGTCAAGCCATTTCTTTTCTGTTTTTAATACTAATTTTTTATTATTTTTAGTAACATATTCTAATACCTGCATGATAAAATCTTGCGGAGAATTCTTATATGCTACCATAAAGTCTTTTCCTGAACCCGTATAATAGTCTTCTACAGCACCATAATGAGATCCAATGTATTTCATGCCGTTTTTAATATTAGTCCATTCATAAACATAACCGTAATAATCTTTTTTATATTGAATATCTGCCAATCTCCTATAAAGTATTTATTACTGGGCGACTGGCAGAGATAATATCTTTTAACTATTCTTCATACCTATCCCGTATATGATCTAATAGGGAAAGAGCAAGATTTTTATGCGAGATTTCACCAAAATGGAGATTGTCTGTGCCCAAATCAACGTCGAATCCTGGAGCATAACAGTATTCTTTATATTTGACATATTCTTGTTTATAGTTGTAAAACAACGAAGAAATACGTTCAATCGATGTTAATGCAAATTTTATATTTTTTGCTCTTAAAAAATTAACCCCATAGTTAATTAAACTCAAGTGATCAAAGAAGATTTGTTCGTCGGTGAGCGTTGCTAATAAATTCTTATCTTTAGTTGATGCCAGCAGAACTTCGTGAACAGATGTATCATATAATGACACTCTTTCCGGTGTAGTGATTTGCCAAATAACAATATCATTTGGTTGGATATTGGCATTTAATAAGTGTCGTAATGACCATCTAATAGAACTACCTGGCATAGAGATTAGTTTTAATGGCATATCTAATTTAGAACTAATAATATCCCCGTATCGTTTTTGCTCTGGAAGTAATCCAATCCCGTGGCTATGACTACAACCAAAAACCCATAATACCGGAGTTGCAGGGCGAGTGAAAATAGATTGATCTTGTATAAAGGTCAATGGCGCTGATGCATTAAAATTTTCTACAACAATATGATGGCCTGCATACGTCAATAATATTATGGTTTCTTTATAAATTTTTGACTCTTTTGAAAATTTGTTTTCAATAAAACACAATTTATCAAACAATGGTAACATTGATATTATATCTTTAGGAGAAAGATCTCCTAAAGATGTGTGATAAGCATTATCGGATAACTCTAGGGTAATATTGTTGAGCAATATTGATTGTAGATTAATTTCTTGAATGTCAAACTCAGGATGAGTGATATAAAGAATTTTATTCTTCATAATGCCAACCACCACCACTTTTTAAATAAGTTAGCCATAGTTTAGTATACGTGAAATATAAGTAAAAAGTCTACTTAAATTTAATCAAAAGTATCCAATATTATCAAGCC